CAGACTCTGACCATATTTACCAAGGTCCAATAAATGCTGCATCTACTGGTTGGTCTGAGTACTACCCAACAGGTGGTCGCACTACACTTGCTTGGGTCAAGCAACGCTTAGTTGCTGGTATTACTAACTCTATTTATGAACTTACTTCTGCTGCTGGTGTATACGCTGCATTACCAACCCCAGTATATACACACCCTAATTCCTCTTGGACTTGGACATCTATTTCAGAAGGTGGCTCTGCCATCTATGCTGCTGGATATGCTGGTGCAACTTCAGCAATCTACAAGTTTGTACTATCAACTGCAGGTGTAATGCCAACGCTTACATCAGGAATCATTGCAGCACAACTACCTATCGGTGAGTATGTAAACAAGATTGAATCATATCTAGGGTACTTAGTAATTGGTACCAACAAGGGTATAAGAATAGCATCTATATCAGATACTAATGGAGACCTAACCTATGGTCCACTTGTTATTGAATCAGATAACATTGGATATGATTTTGCTTTTAGAAATTCATTTGTATGGGCAACTGGAAGTGTTGGCGGTTATGCTGGTTTGTATAGAATCAATCTTGACAATGAGATAGATACCCTGCGGTTTGCTTATGCTACAGATACATACCTTGATGGTGTTACTGGCTATGCAACAAGTGTTGATTTTGTTGGAACTTCAAATCAAATAGCATTTACAACATCTGGCAGTAATGGCATTGCAATCCAATCAACCACGAATCTAGCGACAAGTGGGTATCTAACTACAGGTAACATTCGTTATGGAACTCTTGAGCCTAAAAACTTTAAGCGTTTACTGGGACGTGGTGACTTTACCTATGGCTCTATGACACTGGAAACTGTAGACAAAGATGGTGTTGAGTATGACCATATCTCCTACGATGTATCGGTTCCATCTATTGAAGTAGGAACATCATCACCTGCTACAGCACAAGAATATGTAGCCTATAAATTTATTCTGTATCGTGATGGAACAGATAGCACAAAGGGTCCTACGTTCAAGGGATACCAGGCTAAGGCAACCATTGCCACTCCACGCCAACGCGTTATCCAATTTCCCGTCTACTGTTTTGATTTAGAAACAGATAGATATAACTCAATGATTGGCTATGAAGGCAAAGCATTTGAGAAGATTCAAGCACTTGAAGGAATCGAAGAAACAGGTGACATACTTACCTGGCAAGACTTGACTACTGGCGAATCACGTCAAGCAGTCATTGAGCAAGTTTCATTTACCAGAGGTACACCACCAGACAAACGTTTCAGTGGTTTTGGTGGGGTTATTCAAATAACGATTAGGACAGTGTAATGACAGCGCAAGATTATGCAGCGTTATGCGTAGCAATAATGACAATACTTGCAGGCTTTGCTGCATTTGTTAGATGGCTAGTAAAGCATTACTTGTACGAATTAAAACCAAATGGGGGCGGTTCCGTGAAAGACCAAGTGAACCGATTGGAAGAACGCGTTGACCAAATCTATCTTCTTCTTTGCGAGAGAGACAAGTAATAAACTAGCAGCACTGCTTCTTGTTTTAGGTACATCATTTTTCTGGAGTCCATCTGCTAGTGCAGAATCAACGGGTCAGATAACTGTTGTATGTGCTAACGATGCTGGTGAATCTAAAGAATTTAGAGTTGGTTGGGATAATACAACACAATTCTTTGAGAGCAAAGGCAACATTGCTGCACTCTTTTGTTCTATTGCAACACAAAAACAATGGAAAACTTTTATTAGCACAACTGCACCTGAGAGCACATGGTACTACAATGGTGTAGCTCCTGCTCCTACTGTAAGTCCCACTCCAGAGTCAAGTGTTGCTCCTTCAATTTTGCCTTCGCCTTCGCCAACTCCGACTCCAGAACTTTTACCCTCTGATACTCCCACACCCACAAGTTCTCCGAGTCCTTCAGTAGAAACAGTGACGACACCATCCCCGTCACCATCCCCAATATTAAACCAACAAGAATCCCAAACGATAAATCAAGAATCATCTACTATCCTTTCTGATACTTCAACTGTAGTTGTAACACCTGAGCCTACTCCAGTTCCTGAACCTGTACTTGTAGTACCGTCAACCCCACCTGCGGTGGAACCTCAGCCAACTCCAGGTCCTGTGCAACCAACTCCACAGCCCGAGCCTTCTCCGCAGCCAGCGCTCGTCGCTGAGCCTGCTCCTGAACCTGCTCCTGTAGAAGTTGCTCCTCTTCCAGAAGAAATACCTCTACCGCCAGAGCCTGTCGCTGAACCCGCTCCAACTCCTGAACCAGAATCTCTGCCCGTAGTTGAGACTGAGGTAGCCCCTGAGGAACCGCCTGCAGTAGAGCCCGAGCCTGCGCCAGAACCTTCTCCAGAGCCTGAGATAAAACCTGTAATTGATATTGCACCTGAACCCCCTATGGTTGAGCCAAGTATACAACCAGAAGAACCACCTCTCAAGGTAAGCGAGAACGCTACCAAAGAGGAAAAGCAAATTGTAGCACAAGCAATCATTGAACAAGCACACGGGGAACCCGTGACAGCACAAGTTATCCAGGAAGCTGGACTTACCTATGCTGACTTGCCACCTGAAACACCAGTTGAAGTCCGTCAAGACAAGGATGGAAACGAAGTTGTTATCACAGCAGAAGTTGCTGCTGCGCTAGAGGTTCTTGCGAACCCAGCAGAATTAATCAATGCAATCTTTACTGACCCAGCACAGGCGCTCTTAGCACTAGGTTCAATTGGTGCTGATATGAGTACTGAAGAAAGAGCACAGTCTCAGAAGACTGTTGTCGCTGCGGTTATCGTAGGCCAAATTGCTGGACAGGCTGCAGTAACCGCTGCTGCTGGCGCTGCAGCTTATCGGAGGAAACCATGAAGAAGTTCTTTTCAGACATAGTTAATCAATTGTGGACTCTCCTCGGCATGTTCATTGCCTGGGTAGTCCTTGACGGTTCTGCCAAGACGGTTGTTGGGTATGCAATTGCTGCATCGACAATCATCTGGGGAGTTACATATAAACTAAGAAACTCAGAGGACGAATAATGGATACATTTAAAAATGTAATGATGAGAATCGTTGCGGTAATCGCAGCTGAATCTCTTGGTGTCATTGGTGCTGGCTCTCTAGTCGGTATCGAAGTATGGCAAGCAGCCGTACTGGCTGGTGCACTAGGTGCAGCCACAGTAATCGAAGCGTTAGCTCGCTTCTTCCTTGCTGATGGCAAGCTAGATGCAGATGAAATCAACGCTGCCTTTGCTAAGGTAGACTCAAAGAAGGCGGACTAATATGGGTCAGCGTAATGACTTTATTAAGGTGGCACGTGAGGAAGTCGGTGTCATTGAAGGACCTAAAGATAACGAGACTAAGTACGGTGCTTTCACTAAGGCTAACTTCCTACCTTGGTGTGGCTCGTTCGTAATGTGGTGTGCAAATGAAGTGGGACTTAAGATTCCTAATGTGGTCGGCACGTTGGCGGGAGCTCAAGCTTTCATTAAAAAGAACGCTTGGGAAAAAGTAGATGAAGCAACTCCTCTTCCTGGGGATATTGTTTTCTTTGACTTTCCCAATGATGGCATTGACCGCATTAGTCATGTTGGAATCGTGGTCCGAGATAACGGTGACGGAACAGTCATCTGTATCGAAGGCAACACAAGCCCAGATAAGAAGGGCGACCAGCGCAACGGAGGAGAAGTCTGCCTCAAGAAGCGTGCTTACAAAGTAAAGAACGGCCCAGCTCTCAAGAAGTCACTACCTGTGTACGTCGTGGGATTTGGTAAGCCTGTCTTTAAATCCTAAGGAGATACATGAATACCGAAAAAATCGCAGCAATCGTAACAACCTATGCACGTGCAGCAGTACCTACAGTGGTAGCTCTATATGCATCAGGCACTACAGACCCTAAAGCTTTGGTTTATGCTTTCCTATCAGCGTTCATCGCGCCAATTTGGAAGGCTTTCGACCCCAAGGCCAAGGAATTTGGCATCGGAAGCAAGAAGTAAACCACCTCACATAGGCCCTTAGCTGGGCCATAGAGACAAGAAGACCCCCAACCCTAGCATCACTGCTATGGAAGGGGGTCCTTTTGTCATTTCTTAATCGTCGTCAGCATCAACATCCTCAAGGAGGTCAACGAATACTTCGAAGTCCTTGTGTCGTCGGTAGTGGTTGTATCTTTCAACTGCTTCGTACACGATGTCACGAATTGCTAGCGCAGCTAGCGAGCCTACAATTATTTCAGTCATTTTATCCCCTATTATAATATATATATTATAATATATATAAGACCCCTTTGGGGTCTTTATAATATATTATTATTTAATTATACAGATGAACCTGACCCGTGCAGGTAGGCTGCTTACCTACATAGACCCTGACCCATGCTATACTACACCCACGATGATACAACTTGGAGAATATAAACTACCTGAGCATGTTTCATACTCAGCATTCTCGACTTATGTCGACTGTGGTTATCAGTACTACCTTGGTAGATTGATGATGATACCAGAGGAACCATCTGTTTGGTCGGTAGGTGGTTCAGCATTCCACCGAGCAACCGAACTATGGGACTTGGAGAATGCATGATACAGGAACTATGGGCTAGAGCATGGGCCGATGAGCTTGGTACAACTGACCTAACCAACGCACGTGTTGGTGGCAGGGCTACTAAAGCTAACCCCAATAAAGAGAACGAAGCTTTTTGGCACGAAGCTGGTCCTCGTTGGGTACAAGCCTACATTGAATGGCGACAAGCCAATACCGATTGGAAGATATGGAAGACACCGCAAGGTGTCCCAGCTATCGAACTCGAAATGATTCCCGAGTTTGCTGGTGTACCAGTCAAGATGGTTCTTGATAGGGTGTTCGAAGTTAATGGTGAGTTAGTCATCGTTGACCTGAAGACATCCCAGGCTACGCCTTCCAATACACTACAGCTTGGTTTCTATAAGATTGGTTTGATGAAAACCTTTGGCATAGATATCAAGTGGGGAACATACTTCATGTCACGCCAACACGGTGTGTCACCATTGGTCAGCCTTGAACAGTACACAGAGGAGAAGCTGGAGTACTTAGTATCAGGGTTTGACAAAGCACGTAAGGCAGGTATCTTCTTGCCCAATACAAACAATTGCCAATACAAGTGTGGGCTGACCGCACATTGTCAGTTCTCAACTAAGATAGGATAACAGATGAACGAAGACTGGAAACTACAAGTCTCCTATAAGACACCAGCAGGGGATATGATTAACGTGCGTGCCAATACGGCCGACGAACTAAGTGTATTGCTTGAAGGTGTAGGGGATTACTCAACACAGGTTGCATCAGTACAGCGATTGATTGTTGGTGCATACAACGCAGCCCCTTTGGGGACCACTGGTTCAACAGCAGGCACAATGCCCTCGCAATTCTCCGCTCCAATCCAGCAGGCAGCAGCATCCGTTGGAGCACCACCCTCAGCGGTAACGCCAGCGGGGACAGCAAGCCCGACGTGCATTCACGGGGCACGAATCTTCCGACAGGGAGTAAGCAAGACAAGTGGAAAGCCTTACGCTTTCTGGGCATGCCCAACACCACAGGGTACGCCTGACCAATGCAAGCCAGTTAACTAAGATATGATTGGACGTAGCCATCTTTACACACCGCAATGGTGGCTACGTTCTATCCTTACGGAAGGGAATGAACAATGCGTACACTTGTCAGAAGCGTTGGCCGTGCCAGTATCGGTGGAGAACCGCTCCCTAGTTGCTTCAAAGCGTTCGAGTCAAACAAGATTATCATACGTCGCTCTGAAGTTTCGATGTTTGCAGCAGCACCAGGTGTAGGTAAGTCAACCCTAGCACTAGCATTAGCTTTGAAGATGAGAGTTCCAACTCTTTACATCTCGGCAGATACCAACGCACACACTATGGCTATGCGATTAGCCTCAATGATTTCAGGTAAGTCACAAGGTGATGTAGAGTCACTGATGAATACTGACCATGGCTGGACAAAGGCTACACTTGCCCGAGGCGCACACATTGTATGGTCATTTGAATCAGCACCATCGTTACAAGATATCGATGAAGAAGTACAAGCATTTGAAGAACTATGGGGCTGTGCTCCAGTTCTTATTGTAGTAGATAACCTAATGGACGTAGCCACCGACGGTGGTGAAGAGTTCGCATCTATGCGTGCGATTATGAAGGAGTTGAAATACCTTGCTAGAGCAACCAATGCAGCAGTTGTCGTCTTACATCACACATCGGAGGCTATCCAAGGCTCTCCGTGCCAACCTAGAAGTGCTATCCAAGGAAAGGTTGCACAACTTCCCGCACTCATCTGTACGCTTGGAGTTGTCGGGACAAGTATGGGAGTTGCGCCTGTCAAGAACAGATATGGTCGTGCCGATGCAGGCGGAGGACTAATGACTTGGGTTGCATTCAACCCTGAGTATATGTTTATCGATGATATTCCAGAGAACGCATGACAACTAGGAAAAGCCATAAGGCTAGAGGAGCAACATATGAAACAGACATCACGAAATACTTTAGAGGACTTGGATACGACGCTGAACGCCTTGCAAGGAGAGGTAGCAAAGATGAAGGGGATGTTGTTATCCGCAAAGATTTCATTGGAGGAACCATTGGCATCCTTGAATGCAAAGCACCAGGAGCAGGTAACGCAATTAGCCTTAGTGGATGGACGAAAGAAGCGCAGACAGAAGCGAAAAATTACGCGGATGCAAGAGCGCTCGAACAAGAAGTGGTTCTACCTGCACTGGTTATCAAGGCAAGAGGTAAGTCGATAGCAGATTCATATTTAGTATTGAGGTTAGGAGATGTCTTTGGTGAGTGACTTGCCTTCAATCAAGGCTGTGCTTGAGCACTACGGTGCAACGCTACGTCGTGACCATGGACAAGCTAACCTGAGGTGTCCGTTCCACGGTGATAGTCATCAGTCAGGAACAGTTAACCTAGATAAGAATATCTTTATGTGTTTTGCATGTGGAGTACAAGGTAATAGTTTACAAATAGTAGCTATGCAGGAGGGAGTTAACATACGTGAAGCAGTCAGAATCGCAGAAGGATTTGCTGGGGCAAGCAACCCGCAAGTACCAGGAAAGCATTTATCAGGCCGAAGTTTACCTAGCAAGCAGGGGCATTCCAATAGAAGTAGCACGGCTGGCTCGATTAGGCGTAGTCGCGGAGCCTGAGATAGGACATGAAGCATACCTTGGACGCTTAGCTATACCGTATGTAACTAAGACTGGTGTAGTTGATATTAGATTTAGAAGTTTGAACCCAGCAGTTGAGCCCAAGTACATGGGCATGACTGGTAGTGACACTAAGATGTACAACGTACTAGATATTGAAAGGGCGGGTGATTGGATTGGCGTATGTGAAGGAGAGCTTGATACAATCACGCTCAGTAGATGCGTCGGTATCCCTTGTGTTGGAGTTCCAGGTTCGAACTCATGGAAGAAACACTACACAAGATTGCTCGCAGATTTTGAAAGAGTATTTGTATTCGCTGATGGCGACCAGCCTGGAAAAGAATTTGCAGCAGGGCTTGCCCGAGAACTTCCAGTTACTATCGTCTCCATGCCAGACGGCGAAGATGTTAATTCTATCTACGTCAAGTTCGGTGCAGACTATATCCGAGAGAAAGCAGGGCTAACTAATGAAGCCGATTAAACCATGCCCCGAATGTGGCGAGCAGTTTGATAATGTGTTTGATGCAACAGACCATCTGCTTGAGGAAGATGAAGAGTTCGACCCAGCACTTATCCTACCTAATGGCTATCGCCTGATGATTGGTTCATTGTTGCGTTGCTTCTATCGTTATGCTGATGAACCTGAGAAGATTAAAAATGTAGCACAAGATACGTACATGACTCTCTTTACTGTTGAGATGGAACCATCGACAGTTGTTGAGGTCATCGAAGATATGATTGTAGGTTCCAGCATGGCGGAAATAGATGATGAACTTAAGCAGTTACTCGAAGGTGGAGAGTGAATTGATATGGCAAATTACCCAGCTCCTGGCGAATCAAGGTTTTACGGTGACGCAAGTACGCACGGAGAACCAACAGTTGGTACTAGAGATTCGGATTTCGCATACGATGTAGCGTCTACCTTTCAGGAACTGGCTGACCTATTGCTTAGCAAGCACAATGATTATGGTCCGACTAACATTTCACGTAGCCCAGGTGGGCCAGTTAATGGCCTACGTGTGCGCATGTGGGATAAGTTTGCACGTATTAATAACCTAGTAGATAATGGCAAAGACCCACAGCACGAAAGCCTTGAGGATTCTTTCAAGGACATGGCAAACTACGCAATCATCGGGTTGTTAGTACTGAGAGGTAAGTGGCCTAATGACTAATAAGTCATCGTTTGATTTGGACTTCGGCTATGGCCGTAAGGGTGAGAAGCTAGTAGAAGAACTACTTACTGGTGGTAAAACTGTCGAAGTAAAGCGTGATAGAAAATGGTGGATTACTAACAACCTTTACATTGAGGTTGAGTGTTGGTTCATGAAGTCTAAATCATGGGAGCCGTCAGGCTTATCAGTTACCGAGGCTGCATACTGGGCGTTCGTATTGGAACAAACGGTTATCATTGTACCAACCCATATCCTTAAGAAAGGTGTGCTTGAATTAGGCAGAGAAATCTCGTGCGAGATACCACCTAACAAGAGCAAGGGCTATCTAATTACAGTAGAAGATTTACTAACCATGAGTCGCAAGTATAAGAATGAGAAAGTTGACAATGGACTGGAAGCTAATTGAACCCTGGGAATACATAGTAGTACATGTAGCCAGCGAGTATCACAGAAAATTTAAGTTCCTTGAACTTGAAGATATACGTCAGACACTATACGAGTGGTTTCCTGGACACATAAATAAGTTTATGGAATGGAATGAGATAGGTGGTAAGGAAGCAAAGAACCTTATTTACCGTAGCCTTCGCAACTACGCATTAGATTATTGTCAGTATCAAAAGGCCAAGTCTTTTGGCTACGATGTATCTGATTTGTATTACTATGACCCAGTAATAGTTGAGGCACTGCTTCCTGCCGTGTTGCGCGGTGAGTGGGGTGTAACTCATAAGCTTAATCTTGGTAGGCCAGGAAGGCCTAGCGTGCCTAGCGAGGGCGGTAATCTACAGGCTATGATGATAGAGGTAGACTCCGCATACCATAAGTTAAGCACTGAAGAAAAACAGTTACTCTTCTTAAGATATGCAGAGTCTATGGAGTATGCTGACATTGCCAAAGAGCTTGAGCTCATTAGCCCTGACGCTACTCGCATGCGTACAACGAGAGTAATACGCAAACTTGTTAAGCTAATGGGTGGCATGAAGCCTTGGCTTGACCTAGACACCGCCAATAAAGCCAGCGATAGCCCAAGTGAATCGGTAAGTACCGAAGACAATGAAGAACAATACGCTAGCCCCGATGAGGGCGAAGAAGAAATTCTTTAGACTATTCATCTATAAGTTCTTCATCAAACTCATACTCTTCTAGTGGTTCATCACTTAACTCTTCTTCCCATAGGTGTTCAAAGAGAACATCCATATTGTCCGAAATGCAATCATCTTCGGTCTCATAATCTTCCCAGTTTAATACATACTTCTTAACTATAGTGGTTACTTCTTCTGCTGTAAAATCTTGCATTCCCATGCTATCCTCCTGTTGAATAGAATCCTGTGCCATTAAATTTAACTGGTGTCGCATGGATTATTCTGCGCATCAGTCGTAAGCAATACTGACATGTAGGACAGTCGTCTCTATTGTCTATACTGCGAGAGTGTTCCTCTGATGTATTGCAATCGTCACATCGATACTCATAGTTGGGCATTAGCGTGACCATTGTCCCGTGTCTCGTTGCTCTTGCATGTTGATGTTACCCGTGAATGGTGGTGGTGGTTCTGAGTATTCCCATGGGTCGGGAAACTCATCCCACATTTCGCTTATCAATTGGTTTATAGTTCGTTTCTTGATTAGTTCGTGCAAGAACTCAGTCATCATCTGTCTCCATGTCATCGATAGGTGTAGGTGCGGTAGCTAGTGTACCACACTCGGCACATTCCATGTCTAAGAAGTACATATCAATCTCGCCGTAGTCATCGAACTTACACTTGACATTCCATATCTCACACCCACATGGGCACACAGCAGTTGGCTTACCGCGTATGTCCATAGCCTGAGTGTAATCAGGCTTCATCTCTGTAATATGTTTAGCCATTAGTTATCCTCTCGTTGTTCATTAGTGCCACCCATGCTTCTTAAAGAAGTGCCATGCCTCACATGGCGTACCATACCTATAGTATATGTATGATAGTCCTCTGTCAATTTGAAGCGGGGCTGGTGTTGTAGGGTCAAGCCCTAGCAACTGTGGTATACCGCCAGCGTTCTTCCCCATAACTCTGACGCTATTGTAGGCTTTAGGATTCCATGCGGATTCCTTGCCCCACAGATTGCTAAGGCATGACCATTGTTCTTCTTGCCATGCAGTCAATTGGTCTCTTGCATATGCCTCGCTGTCCGCCTTACTCCACTTGCTCTGTACTGTGTATGTGTGTGTTGGAGCTTCTGATGAAGGGGTGAACAGGAATATGCTAACCATTACGAATAGCAAGAAGAATATTGATTTCATTTCATTGAACTCCTAATGTTCTGCGCTGTCACTACGCGATACTTTCTGTCGGTTGCTCCGACAATCTTATCAACCATGACTATGCGTTCGCCAGGTAGCAAGCCACCCCATATGCCATAGTCTAGGTTCTCATCTTTTAATCCCTCATTCAGACAATTGGTACGAATCGGACATTTGTTACATATCTCTATGGCTTGTATCATGTTTGCCTTGCGTATTGCAAACTTGATGAGTGGATTCTTGCTACCCTTTCGTCTCTCGAATAGGTCGCCTGAATCTTCGAACCATAAGTCAGGGTTCTCATGTGTCATACATAATCCCTGCATATCAGGTCTCATCTCTAGTCCTTGCATGCTACTCATTTCCATGGGTTATACACCACCTCGTTGTCGTATCCACATGTTGAGCATGTGAACCAGTAAGTTCCATCTTTATCTTCCCAGTCCTCGTTCTCTGCCTCGCACTCGTCGACTTGGCATATCACTACATACTTACTCATCAGTTGTGTACCCCATAGTTCCAGCAGATATCATATACTGCTTTGCTTAATTCTAATCTTAATTCTTTAATCTTATCTTCACTCATGTTAGCTACATCTTTATCATAGATTGTAGTCTGCCATAGTACAATGCGTTCTGTCATTATGTATCCTCTCGTTGGTAATAATGGTGAGCAGTTTGATGACATGCTCAGGTCAGTTGGTTACGCCTCGAATACAGTCGAGACATACCCGTCAAGGCGAGCATGGGTTGTGATGAGACCCTTGCTACCAGTCAAGTGCTTGTATGTACCGTCGCCCAATGATACCCACATTGACTTAGCCTTGAAACGATTTTGTGTAGGCAGAGCCTTCACAATGCTACCGCGTGTTGGGTAGTTAGATGAAGTGTCTACCGATAGTGCAAGGTAGGATACTTCGCTTGCTAGTGCAGAGATTTCATCTGCGATATTTTGAATTGCTGTTGCGTACATTATATTGCCTCTCGTTAGTTTGTGTTACCCCACATGGACTATCCATATGGAATTATAGTTACATGAATAGGTCATAGTCCTTAGGGCTTGACCAATCCCTATCGGGTGTGTAGCATAGGCAGTCTATGATACTGGTATTACAGTCGAAGCATATCTCACACATGTTGCAGTAGTATGGATTCTCATGCATGTCTACGAGTGTCTCGCAGTTAGGGCAAAGGTCTATTACCTCTTCACCCTCATCTTCATAGTAATGCTTGAGTGCATAGTCATATGCTAGTTGCTCTGCCTTATCTAAGCCCCTTGCTGGTGCTTGCCATACTGTAGCTGGCGTGGTATATGTGGTGCGCTTATGCGACTGATTACTCCACCATATACCAGCATTGTCCCATGTACCTAAGTTCTCATTGACTAGGTAGATTTCGTGCTTGGCACTAGGGTCTAAGGTAAGGATACATATCTTGCTACCGCTTGCCCACTTGCTAACCATAGTCCATACTGTATCATTGTCAAGTACCGACACGCCACCCATAAGTGGCAAGGTATCCTCTGCAAATACTCTAGTGTCGCTACGCTTATCTGATTTCTCTATCGTTACATCTAGTATACCATTGTGTGCTAGGTATGTCAAGTCTGAACCGCCAACCTTGAAGGGGTGGCAGTTAGCCTCGTTCTTGACACCATGCGTGGCGTATCGTGCGTGCCACATGGCGTAGCCGTTAGGATATTGCTTACGCAATTCTAAGAATCGTGCAATAGATTTTTTAGCAGACATACTACGCTCTGATATGATAGTATCTCCAGCGATAATGGCAAAGCCATAACCGTGTGGATTACTACACGCACCATTGTGTAGGTCTGTCTTGGTTGGTGTGCTATTGGGTTCACACACCACAAGGATACACATACATCACCTCATGCGTTCTCTAGTGTTGGGTTGATTATATCTATTCCCGATACTTTGTAGATACGGGCATACAGGTCGGGATACAGTCCGTTGTTATCTCGTACATAATCAACGAACCATGTCCAGTCTAGCGCACCTAGCTTGACTTCATCAAGTCGTAGTGTCCTAGTGTATTCTATCATGGCTTGCGCTAAGTCAAGTGCCGATAGAATAGTGCTGGTATTCATAGTGCCACGAAAGAACCTAAGTTCTAGCGTGTCTCGATTCTGCGTATTGACCGCAGAATATCTTTCCGTATTGTTACGGCTTGGGTCTCCAACCTTGTGCTTGAACGACTTGACTGGCTGGTCGTACTGGTTGAAGGTATAGACATCATTGAACCTAGCATAGTCGGACTTTCGCCCGCCGAATTTCATCATGTATTCTGCATTGGAATACACGAACGATATGAAGCGGTGCATATGCGCACCACTTGAGAAGCCAGCGCGAGAGACATGGATATGTATTCCACAGGACTTGGTATCCCATGACCTAGCACCATAGTCTAGGCGTAGCGTGTTGATGATACCCCATAGTCTATCACTATTCTCTCTGAATTGCAAGTGAGTATGTGGCTGTGTCACTATCTCGAATCCGTCATATCCGTCACGACCGATACTGCCGTCATGTTTGATGATGCCGATTTTATTTTCTAGTAAAGCGTTGGTTGCGTATTCGGCAGCCCCGTCTATGCTACCACCACGAATCTGTGTCTCCAATTCTAGCCCCATGTATAGACCACTCTTGGACTCGCCATGAAATACTAGCGGTGGCTTACAGTTGTATTCATGTATAACCTTACGGCAATTACACTCACGACCAACGATAGATGGACTGCCACTCTGTGTATTCTCACAGTTGTAGCACTCATCACCTTCACGATTATACTGGTCGCAATCGTTGCAGAACCATGCATGACGGCTAGTGCAATCATCACACCAAGTATCATCTCCTATGTGGTAGTAGTCGTTGCGGTCACTATAGCTAGTGCCACAAGGCTCACAATAGAAGGTGTTATTCTCGTAGCAATACTCGCACCATGACTCGTCATCAACGAAGTAATCGTCACCTGAGAAGGCACTATTACAACGCTCACAATTCTTACCACAGTCCGAGCAATAGTAACTACTGCCGTCATTAACCGAGTCATCTATAGACGATAGACTCTCGCAAGATTCGCACCATATAGTGCAATTCTCGCAAGCAATCGAGCCGTCATTAAATCGGCGTTCTGTCTCGTCATCTATGATTTGGTCACATAGACTACATATAATATCTTCTACTTCTTCTGCCATATCTACTCACCCCCTTCCTGTATGTTGTAGGTGTAGTATAGCATAATCTTATTTAGTTGTCAAACTGCCCATGCTTACGCAGTTGCAGTTTAAGGTACTCGACTTTGCGAGTAAGTCTAGCGTTGGCTAGGGCGGTAGTCACTACTAGTGTCATGGACACCGATAGTGCTATGATTACTGCAAGCATATCTGTATTGGTCATGCTTCATCACCTTTCGTGCGTTATGCCATAGTATAGCATAGACTTGACACCTTGTCAAGTCATATTGTGTGGGTCGTGGCTACGATATAGGTAGCATAGCCACAACCTGCCATGACGGGTTACTACCCTTCCGCCATGCCAACACCTTGTCCGATAGAGCATACCCGTTAGGGCATGATATGTCAAGGTATCGTGCCACGCTAGGTCGTGAACCTATGTAGCCTATCGCTAGGCGTGGCGTATCCTACTTATTGTGGATATTAAGGTTAAGTGTAGTGGTTTCGGCGGTTGCCAACTTAGCCACTAGTGCTAGTGCGGTTGCTTCATCAAGGGTAGGCAGTACGCGTTCCACCTTGTTGCGATTACTTGTCACCTTACCATTACGGGTGCGCTTATAGGCGCGCCCGTTAGGGGTGTCGTGTAGTCTCCACCCTGTAGAGCCTAGTCTGCGACTAGTTACTATCGGGCGGATAGGTGTCACTACGATACTACCTAACCCCCCGTAAGGGTTATAGGTCATGTCGTATCCTTTCACCTTGCACCATGCAAGGCTAGTGCGCTAATCGGTAGCGAGCCGATAAGATACCATAGTATCTAGCGCGTGTCAAGTGTAGAAGTACGATAGGGTCGTGATACCCACGGGCGACCCGCTTCTACTAGGTAACTAGTCGAGCCTATCATACTTCTATTCACTTGTCAAGTCCTAATCTACGACCCGAATTAGGGGGGTTGCTATCCTTAAAGGTTAGCTTGTTGGTCGTAGTGTAACACACTTGACCAACCTTGTCAAGTCTAGCGTGTCGGGCGTGTCGCGGATAACTACGGGTCGCGCTTGTTATTCCTTGATTGACTTGATGGAGAGAACTATACCCTATCGGCACACGCTTGTCAAGAGGACAATTCGGACATGTTGGACATTAACCATGTGAGATAGGTCACACCCCCATATAGGGACAATAGGTACATATCGGACATAGCAGACACTACGGAATAAACTATATTAAAATATATTAATCCCCCCAAAACGGACATTTAAGGCATGGCATGGATAGTCGATATGTCCATGAATCTATTTAACGCTATATCTCTATATCTATTTGTCGACAAATCTATAAATCTATAAGTCGATAAATTAACTTTGACCCCATATGCTTAAAAATGCGCCTGAGGGGCGCTTATAGTATCCCAAAATAATTTTCTGTTATATTATATTAGGGGGCTATATATAGGCCTGACCAGGCCTTTTAAAAATACTTTAGTCAGATGTGTTCGTTTTAGCACTTTGAACAGGTTATCTATTATGTAATGTATTACATACGGAGTCGCTCCGTTTAAGACTCCGCGACTCCTATATATTATATATATAATTATATATAATGGGAGAGTTATATCGCTATACAGGGACCGTTATACAAGCGATTAACAAGGGGATTAACTGATGGGTAGAAAGCCAGGAAAGCAAGACATTCCTAAGGGCGAGGCCCAGGAGAGAGTCCTGATGGCGCTAGCACAGGGTGCTACTGTAATCACCGCTATGGGAACTGTAGGCCGCAATGACGTGACTTTCCGCCAGTGGTGCGCCTCAGATGCATCCTTTAAGGAACGTTCCGACAAAGCCCGCTTAGAAGGTAAAGGCATCAAGGCTGACTTAGCAGATTTGAAGGATATTGACTTCGTCTCTTTTTGCGAGCAGTTCCTAGACTCCAAGCTCTTCCCCCACCAGCTTAACTGGCTGGACATGATAGAGGGCCGCGAGCCGCAATGGCTGCCAGCTGGTATAACTTACGAGCCAGGTGAACCTGATAGAGTACTTATCAACGTGCCACCTGAGCACGCCAAGTCAACTACCCTGACCACAAACTATGTCACCTACAAAATTGTGACTAACCCCAACATGCGAGTCATCATCGTCTCTAAGACGCAAGGCATGGCCCGCAAGTTCCTTGGGGCAATTAAGACAAGACTTTCACACCCAGCATATATTAAGTTGCAGACGGCCTTCGGTCCTAACGGCGGATATAAGGCCGATGCAACACAATGGTCTGCTGATATGATTTACCTAGGTACGGGACGTGACTCAGGCGAGAAGGACCCTACTGTACAAGCCCTTGGTATGGGCTCACAGATTTACGGTGCTCGTGCTGACCTAATTATCGTTGATGACGCCGTGATGGGAGCCAATGCCCATGAATGGGAAAAACAAATTGAATGGCTCCAAAAGGAAGTTATCACACGCCTGGGGCGGCACGGAAAACTAATAATTATAGGAACCCGTGTCGCGCCCGTGGACCTATACAAAATGCTCCGTGACCCAAAACAATGGTCTGGTGGAGTGGCACCCTTTACATATTGTGCAATGCCAGCAGTTTTAGAATTTGATGAGAAGCCAGACAAGTGGAAAACCTTATGGCCAGAATCTGACCAACAGGAGAATGCTAAAGATGACCCACTACCCAATGGGAACTTTCCCAAATGGGATGGACCCTCGCTCTCTAAGCGTCGCTCTCAGGTCTCTGCCGCTGTATGGGCTATGGTCTACCAGCAAGAAGATGTCACCGAAGATTCAATCTTTTCCCCTACCTGCGTTGCAGGAAGCATCAACGGAATGCGAAAGCGTGGTCCATTAAAACCTGGTACCCCTGGACACCCTAGAGCTGTCGAAGGTACGTATACTATTATGGGACTAGACCCTGCTATGTCAGGTGCTACTGGTGCTGTTATGGTTACATACAACAAGGCCGACGGTAAGATTTATATTCTTGACTGCGTCAATATGACTGAGCCTTCACCAGATAAGATTCAACATCTAATCGAGGACTGGGTTGAGAAGTACAAGCCTCAAGAACTGCGTATCGAAATCAATGCTCACCAGAAGGCTTACGCCTTGGATGAGAATTTAAGAAATTTTCTAGCCTCTTATGGTTGCCAGTTGAATTCACACTTTACTGGTAAAAACAAGTGGGACACTTCTTTCGGCGTAGCCTCTATGGCTATGCTGTTTGGTAATACCCGTGACGGCCGTTTCCAAGATAACAACATCATGGAGATACCAAGCAACGATGGCTCTGAGGGAGTTAAGACTCTCGTACAGCAATTGATTACTTGGAAACCTGATACAAAAAACCCTACAGATACAGTAATGGCTCTATGGTTTGCAATCATCCGCGTACGCGAATTGATGCAGAATACATCAAGAGTCGGACAGTACCAATCAAACCGATGGGCCACAAGAAATCAGATGGCTTCCCGCGGTTCAATCAACCTCGACGAAGCCTTTGCGGAGCAATGGGTTCAAAACTATGGATAGGAAAAAAATGGCATCAAGCCCACGCACATCTGCAGGCATTAATAAGTCTGGCGGAAAAAATGTAAATCCACTTTATCAAGCAGTAAAGTCCGTAACATATTATGTAGGAAATGCAGCACGTGAGATTCGTGATATCCCTACAGCAATTGGCGCACCAAAAGAAATGCCAACATCTGGAAGAAAAACCCAGACTATGCAAAATGAAGATGGAACAAAGTCTTCTTATACACAACGAGTTAAGACAAGCAACAAAGCTTCAGGTATTGGTGCTCAGCTCAAAGAAGCAGCTGCTGCTATTACATCTGGACAAAAAGGAACTTCTGTCGGTCATCGCGCTGCTTCAGGAACAATTAAGCCACGCATAGGCCGTGGTAAAAGCCGAAACAACTAATTTAGACGAAGCCTTTGCGGAGCAATGGGCTCAAAACTACAGATAAGGAAAATAAAATGGCAAAATTAGGAAATATGAGCGAAGCGCCTGGAGGCGGTTCAGGTATATCATCGCCACGCATGACTGGTGGAATTACTGGTAAGGGTGGAGCAAATGTCACTTCAACTTATAAGAGCGGTAATGTTGTTAATAACCCTGGTAGTCGTCCACTTCCAGTAAATCGAGGCGTTAAAGTAAGTAATAATGTAACCGTTAAACCACAAAGAAATAAAAGCATGACTCTTGAAGAACGAAACCGTCTTCTTGATATTAATTCAACAAAAGCAACATCTACAAGTGGCAACGCTCGTGGACTTAAGGCTGCCAATAAACCAACATCAAGTGAAATTGCAAAAAAGAAGGCTAGCGGAACTGCTGCTGAATATAAGAAATTTCTTAATGATGTTAAAGCTGCTCGCAAAGAAATTTCTGATGCGCTAAAAGCAAACAAAAACATGGGAAGACACTAAATAATTTTTCCCTTTTAATCGTTAGGACAACAATGGCTAAAGAATCTCCTATGGCATCAAATGGTGGTGGAGTTCCACGCACCTCTGGTGGCATTAGTGGAGCTGGTGGCCGTAATGTTAATCCAATTAATAAGTTATCTCCATCTGCCGAGAAATCAATTGCTGAAGCCCGTAAAGCTTTAGGCTCAACCAAACCTTCACCTGAAGAAATGGTCCGTCGCAATCGTGCTAACACAGCAAATGATATTGCACGCATTAGAAAACAAGGACGTAATACACGATGACATTATCTATGGAACAGGTTGCAGCCCGCGTTCAATCGCTGCGCTATCGCAACGCTGAGCGTGATGCGCGTAACCTTGACGTCCTTGCAGTTCGTAAAGGTAAAATTGCGGAAGTATATCCTGATTTTTTCCCACAGGGTGTAGATGCTAACGTAGTTGCAAACTTCATCGACATCGTCGCACGCGACCTATCTGAGGTCATGGCACCGCTTCCAGCGGTTAACTGTTCAGCTGCAAACCAAACATCTGATAAAGCCCGTCAGTTTGCTGACAAGCGCACTCGTATTGCATCAAATTATTTTCAACATTCAGACCTTTCTGTACAGATGTACTCAGGAGCTGACTGGTATATTACATTTGGTTTCGTCCCTTTCATTGTTGAATTAGACGAAGAAAGCAAATTGCCTCGTATTCGCATAGAAAACCCAGTGGGTGCTTACCCAGAGTTCGACCGCTATGGACGTTGCGTTGCATTTGTTAAACGTTATATGATGACACTTGGAGAACTGTGTTCACAGTTCCCAGAGTATGATAGCCAGCTTCTTGGACCTCAGGGTTACAAGCAAGATTTAAATGGGCAAGTTGAACTTGTTCGTTACTACGATAAAGACCAATCAATTATCTTTATCCCGTCTAAAAACAATTTAGTTCTTTCTAAAGCAATGAACCCACTTGGTAAGATGATGGTAGTTGTAGCACGCAAACCATCTATTGATGGTGAACTTCGTGGACAGTTTGATGATGTTCTTGGTATACAATTGCTTCGCAATCGTTTTGCATTGCTTGCTATGGAAGCTGCAGAAAAATCTGTACAAGCTCCTATCGTACTTCCACAAGATGTGCAAGAGCTTCAACTTGGTGGCGACGCTGTCATTCGTACAGCTAACCCAGCTGGTGTACGCCGTGTAGATTTAAATCTACCACAAGGCGCATTCACTGAGCAGACATTGCTCAACCAAGAACTTCGTGTTGGTGCTCGTTATCCTGAATCACGTACAGGAAACGTCAACGCATCTATTGTTACTGGCCAAGGTGTACAGGCTCTCATGGGAGCATTCGATACACAGGTTAAGTCGGCTCAGGCAATCTTTGCAGCTGCACTTCGTGATGTAATCCGACTTTGTTTTGAAGTCGATGAAATGATTTATCCAGAAGAAAAAACAATTCGTGGTGTGGACTCAGGTTCACCATACGAAATTGTCTATAAGCCTTCAAAGGATATCAAGCAGGACTATTCTGCTGATGTTCGTTACGGAATGCTTGCAGGACTTAACCCTGCACAAGGACTTATCTTTATGCTTCAAGCTCTTGGCGGAGGGCTTATTTCTAAGGATATGGCTATGCGTGAACTTCCATTCACGGTTAACGTAACTCAAGAACTAGAAAAGATTGAAATCGAGAAGATGCGGGACTCTCTTCTCGGTTCCATTACTGCACTCTCTCAAGCGATACCACAGATGGCAATGCAAGGCCAGGACGCTTCTGAAGTAGTGCGTCAAATTGCTGCTGTAATCAAGGCGCGCCAAAAGGGACAGGCAATAGAAGAAGTCGTTAGCGAAATCTTCGCGCCACAGCAGCAACCAGTCCCTCCTGCTGGGACTCCACAATCAGTTGAGCAACCGTCCCCTGCTCCTGAAGGCGCTCCAGCAGGAGGCTCTTCCCCACTTCAAGCACCAAAGCAAACACCACCTGATGTTATGAGTTTACTATCAGGAATTTCTGGAAGCGGAAATCCATCAGCAAGCGTTCGTACAATCCGTCGTAGATAAAGGGGTAGGGGACAATGACAACATTAGCTGCTATCCAAGGCAATGGATGGGTTGTAATGGGATGCGATTCTCGCAGCTCTGATGAAGATGGCCGTCCAATGGAAATGGCCACACACAAGATTGTTGAAAACAATGGTGCTTTAATTGCTGGCTCAGGAGCTGGCAGAGGTTCAAATATATTACAGTTTGGATGGAAAGCTCCTAAACCTACAGCAACTGAAGACCTAGATATCTTTATGACACAAAAGTTTATACCACTAATGCGACAAACATTCATTGACGCAGGGTATGATATGAAAGAGGACGGGGATGCTGCTTCGCATGATTCGCAATTTCTTGTTAGCGTTCGTGGAACTGTTTATCCTATCTTTGAGGATTACTCTTGGGACCGCGATATACGTGGTATCTATTACGCTGGCTCTGGCAGCACGATTGCTCTTGGGGCTATGGCTGCACTTGGTATTGATGATGTACAAAATGCATCAGAAGCTGAAAGGCTAGTACGCAAAGCTATCGAGATTGCGACAGAGTGGGACATTTATACAAGTGGCCCAATTATTACTAAAATACAATTTACTAAGTAGGAGGAACTATGGCTGAGAATCGTGGCGGAATGCGTCCAACAGCTCCACAGAATAATCCTGCTAATGTATCAGGAACTGGCGGAGCGGGACAATCTGGTAAGTATAGTGGATTTGCTTATGGGCAGAACCAACAGATTAATAACCAAATTAGTCAGGGTGATGCAGCAGTAAAGTCAGTATCATCTGGCACTCCAACTACAGCTAGCATTCCTCAAACTCCAACAATGCCAATCACTGCTGGAACAACTAATCCTAATGAAAGCGTAATGGCAGGACTGACACCATTTGGTCAACCTAACAACCCTAACGAATTAGGACTTCCAGTTGAGGCAAGAGCTTCAGACCCTGAAGAGGCAATGATTCGTGACTATTTTCCAATTATTGAGTTTTGGGCAAATCAACCTGGCGTAAGCAACACCACTAAAGAATACGCTGCGTATTTGAGGACCATTCTGTGACATTATGGGATTCAATGGCGAGAGCCAACAAAATCTTTGGGCCACTGCCCAGTATATCACCAAATGATACCTCTCTTCAAAAGGGGTTAAAGTTTGGTGCTAATCTTGATATGACTAGCAACCTTCCAGCTAACCCTGGTGGCTGGAATAATACTGTTGAAGATGTACGCAGTACTGTTGTAGGTGTAGCTGGAGCTAACCCAGAAATCCTTGCTGGAACTTTGGGCTTTATGATTGGTGGACCAATAGGTGCAGCAGTTGGTGTTGGCGCAGGATTTGGTGTACGTGCAATTGATGACCATACAAATGGTGGGGCGAGTAAGTTACTTCAAGCTGGAGCAAAAGAAGTACGCTCAAACTATGCATTTGTTCGTGACGTTGCTGACAAAAATGCTGGTCTCGGATTTCTTGCAGGATTAAACCTTACACTCGCCGCAGTTGTTGGAGGTTTTGCAGGTTTTGCAGTTGCAGGTCCAATGGGCGTACTTCCAGGAGCATCTCTTGCAACAGCTGCTGTAGGAAAAGCAGAGCGTAGCATACTATCATCTGACCTTGGAAAAAAAATTAGCAAAGACTTAAACAAGTCAGCTAAGTATGCAGGCACACAACAGGGACAAGAAAAATATAATTTTGGTAACGATGTAGTCCACCTTGCTGGTCATATTACAGGTTGGGAAACTCTTGGAGATAACACCAAGGGCATCGGTGCAATCGTATCAGGCCTTGCTAACTTTGGACTTGAAGTCGGTGTTGGACCAGACATGGCAGCTTTCAAGGCTGCTGGTATTGCTCGCACAAGGCTTCTTGTTAAACCAATTACTGAACCAATTCATGGCTTTTCTAAAACATTTGCTGGTGAAGGTGAGATTAATCGTGTGGCTGAGCGTCAAGCTCAAGCTGTTGACATGGTAAAGCGCACAGTTGCTGGTGAAAATACAGCAATGACACCAGTTTTTGATTTTTTACAGAACTCTGACCCAGTTACTGCTGCTCGTCGCCCAGAATTTAATAGCGAAATTGGCCAAGCATCAGTTCATCTGTTTGCTGGAGCTACAAGAGAAGACATTGGTCTCCTATACCGCATAGGATATGGCGACCCAGCTGCATTAGCTGAGCTTGCTGACAAGAGTACAGCCAAATTTGCTGAGCTTTCACGCCTTGAAGATACAATGACATATTTTGAGAAAGATGGAATTGCATCATTTAAGTTTGATGGCAAAACTCTCCTAGCTTCTAAGAAATTTACTGATAATAAAAAACTAGTTTCTGCTGAAATAGACTCACTTCGTAAAGAAGTACGTTGGCTTGACCAAGCGCTTGAGGTAGATAGCCAACTTAAGAACCGAACAGTATCACGTTGGGCTTATATCGAAAAGATTCGTAATGACTTTGCTAAAGTTGCTACAACTCGCAAGCTAGCACAGCCAAAGACTGCAGCTCTTGAGACTGGTGTAGGTAGAATCTACAACACATTCTACCAAAAAAGCCCACTCTCTGTACCAATTCGTTTTATTGACCGAATTACAGATGACGCTCCCAAGCAACTCATTAATTTTAATGACCCAATCGTAGCAACTGCACGTTTGCAGTCATCATTGCGTCAGGCTGAGAAGTATGGCGCTACAGTGCCTGAGTTAAACCTCAAATTTGCGAATGAGTACTCACGTGCTACATTAGAAGTTGACAAGCTAAATGTTATTGAGTCATATGCTGCAGAAGGCATGCGCCTTCTCGGCAAGAAGTATGGCATTCCTGGTGCAATTGTAGAAGAGATTATCCAGAAGTATAATAACAACCATAAACTTGTCAAGAATGAAGCGGCAATAGCTAAGGAAACTAAAAAAGGATTCATGAATGACCCTCAGAATCCAGCTGGCCCAGTCATTGGAGACCCACAGCTAATCACACAGCTTGCTAACGGTGGATTTTTGCCTGATTGGAAGTTTGTAGATACAGCATTCAAGGAGTACAAGGATAGGCTTGGTTCCACATCACAGGTGCCAATTGTTCGCAAGGCTATTACTGGTGTTGATATGGCCAAGGACGGGGTAAGCTGGCTTGCCGATGAAGTCAATTCAATGTGGCGTACAGGTACATTACTTCGTACTGGTTTCCCAATTAACGTTGTACGTGACTCCTACATCCGTGGATGGGGAGACTTAGTACTATTTGACATGCTTAAGAACCTAGGACATGACACAGTTATGTCGCTTACTAAGGCTGAACCTTCAGTAATGCGTGTGCGTAACTTAGCTTCCGCTATGGTTAACCCTAATAAGAACATGAAGGTTATTACACAGGGTATCAAAGACCGTGAGATGGTGCTTGAATCTTTGGATAAACAACTTAAACGTGCTAAGTATGACCCTGCTAATCCACCTAAGAAAGTTCCAGATAACGTATTAGATGCAGTTGAATCTAGAAAGTCTATTGTGCAGGAGCTTGCAAAACTTCGCGCTACAGAAGCCAACCTAGTTTCAGGTATCAAGGAACCACGTGTTGGTAGCAAGAAGACCGTAGTTAATGGAGTAGAATTTGAGGGAGCCCTAGAGGGGCGCTTTGGATATATCTTCCGCCAGAAGATTAGCATAAACACTGACTTACGTCGTGCTCTTGCTAGCACAAAGGAACTTGCTATCTCAAATGAGAAGCGCCTTCGTGGCAATAGCCGTTCAGTTATGCCTCAAGAAGAGCAGTTACACTTGCAAGAATGGGAATCAATCCTTAATAATGAGATTCGATTTGACCCACTAGCTCGAGAGATTCTTGCTGGAAAGTCAAAAAGAGATGGAGTTGAGTGGCTTCGTAAGAAGGAAAACTTTAACTACATAGATAGATTTACTGACTCACTCCGTCATGCACCTGAGGTATATGATAGAGTCAAAGCATATGTTGATATGTATGTTACTAATCCTGAGGTTGCGAAGTTAATTCTCAATGATAAACTTACAATCCTTGAACTCAAGAAAATATACCCAGACATTGAAACACGCCCACCAGTATTCACTGATGCTGTTAAAGATGGCTTAGCTACTAGCGAATTTACACGCAATGTACGTGGTGTTACAAAGGACTTTGTCACATGGCTTGCAACAAAGCCCACATCATTCCTTGCTAATAACCCATACTTCGCAGCCAAGTACGAACAAGAACTTCAGTCACAAGTATGGTTAGCTAATGCTTCTAATCGAACATTAACTAGAGCCGACAAGGCTCGTTTCGAAGGCAATGCACGTGCATATGCACTCAAGGAATACCGAGAGAAGATTAACTCTTTTCATCGTGATATGAATTACAATGGTATTGTTAACTACCTAATGGCATTCTTCCCTGCTGTCATTGAGCAGTTCCGTGCATATGGCCGTATCACCATGGAGAACCCAGAGTTCATCATGAAGAAACTCAAGATTGCAGCATTACCTGAACAGGTATCTACTGTAGAAGAAGATGCATTTGGCAATAAGACTATCAGTGTTGGATTACCAATGTTAGGTCTTGATGCACGTTTACCTCTTAGTTGGTTCAACCCAGATAACCCAACAGGTGGAAACATCGTATCTCTAGGACCTATTGGTTCAGTTGCATTCAATGAAATTGTTAAGCAGACTAACCTTGAGAACTCAGTAACTCAGATGTTACTACCATTTGGCGTGCAGGCTAACAGCACAAATGCTATTACATTCAACACAGCTCGCAGAGCTGGACAACTATTCGCTGCTTCATTTAAGATGAGCGGTGCGAATCAGTTTAATAAAGATGTTGATATGTTCAATAAGCAGCTTCGTGTAGAATACACACAAGAGTACGGAATCCAGCCAAGCGACTCATACTTTGCAGGCAAGATTACTCCACGTGCACAAAGAATGTCTATTCAACTAGCCATCCTGCGCTTTGCTTCATCCCTTACATTGCCTCTACAGCCTCGTTATACAACAGCAATATCAGCTTATGCTGACATCCTAAACAAGTATAATGATAAGTTTGGAGACCAAGGAGAAGAGAAGTTCGTTGAGGATTACCCTGAATACTTCCTTCTTGCAGATAGACTGACTGATAATACATCAGGTGTACGCAGTGATGCTACAGCAACTGAGCTTCTTCGTAAGAATGAAAGTGTAGTTCAGAAGATTGCAGCATCAGTAGGCGAAAAGAATATCGCTGTACTTGGTGCGGTATTTAATGATGACAACTATGCATTCTCTAGTTCAGCACAAGCTTACCTACAGACAAAGACCATCCCTGGAACCAACAAGAAGTACAAGGATGTAGCAGATGCTTTCCAGTCTAGCCGTTCATCTATCGTATCTAAGGGATGGAATGACTTCTTTGCTGTCGAGACAGTAGTAACTGAATCGCTTAAGAAGGCTGGTATCAACCCGCTTGATAAGTATGGAGCTGCGCTCATCTCACAATGGCAGGACAAGTATGTTGCTGCACAGAAGACTGCTAACCAGATGTGGTACAACGAATACGAAGCACAGTCATTTGGCGGTGCAGCTAGCCGTCAGGCAGCTACGGTTCGCGCCCTTACTATTGCTGTCAACAATGACAACATGTGGAAGGACCTATCGAAAAATCCACGTTGGCATGTAATCACCGACTACCTCAACTATCGCTATGAAGTCAAGTCAAAGCTTGATGCTATGGGAACAACTATTGACTCAAAGCGTGCAGCATGGTTGCAAGACCAGGTGCGCTCAAAGGTAGCACAATTTAAATTACAAGATACTAACTTTGCAAAGTTCTACGACAGATACTTTGCTAAGGACAAGTTTGATTATGTTTATGAGGGAGAATAATGGCTGAACGCGTAGGACCTAAAGGTGCATCTACACCAGCATCTCCACTAGGAACGAGCACAGTTCTTAAGCCAGGTACTGGAACTGACCCGACATACCAGCAGATGATTGATGAAATTAAAGCTGGGCTTAAGAAGCATAAGGTATCAGGTACGGATGTTATTATACAGGGAGACCTCCCTGGAGCAGGTACTGGTCTTTATGACCAGTTGTCTGGCTCAGAGAAATCATCTCTTGCTAAACTAATGAAGAAGCTAGGCAAGTCAGTCAAGACTCAGACGGACCTAAAGACAGTTCTAACTGTTGATTATGGAAGCATTTATAATAACGCTAAAACATATGCTGACCTATACAAAGGCATCTCAGCTGATGTAATCCCTGGTTTAGATACAACATCTACTGCTCCAAACAAGACGGTCCTCAAGCAGGACCCATTGGTTATCGACGCAAGCATTCGTGCTATCTATCAGGCAAAGCTTAAGCGTGACCCAAATGCAAATGAACTAGCTGAGACTAGAGTAATTGCTCAGAAGCTTATAGATGCTGGGCAGGTACAAAAGAAAATTGGTAAAACTGCTGAGTATACTCCACAGTTTAGTGCAGCGCGCCTTGAGGCTGCTGTCAATCAGAAGATTGAAACAGGCGGAGAAGCAGTGCAGACAGATATCCAACAGGCTAATAGCCTTAACTTTGCGGATACATTAATAAAGTGGGGTAAGTAATGGCTGACACAACTACATTCGGCCTATCAGCTGCGCTCATCAAGGCGTACCCTGAACTGCAAGAAGTATATGATTTGCTCTATGGTCCTAATAAGGACGAAGCAGAAGCTAAACTTAAGTACTATCAAACAAATTATTATAAGTCAATCTCTGCTACATCTAGTGATAGAACGTTGCAGAAGGAATCACAGCCTGGCGTCTATGCCAATAACTTAGAAAAGTACAAGCTCCAACAGCGCAAGCGTTTAACTACTGCAGGCATCAGTACTATCGATGATGCTACACTAGAAGCAGCATATCTTGGTGGCTGGGATGATAACCAACTTGACATTAAAGCGTTAGCTGGCAAAGGAACAAAGCCACTAGGTGGAGATGCATTATTTACAGCCGACGCCCTTAAGACTTTTGCCAATTCATTTGGCATGACATATAGCCCATCACAATATGACAAGTGGTCAATTGATATTTTCAGTGGCAATACAACAGTTGATGATTTGAAGAACAAGGTTAAGACTGATGCAGCATCTGCATATCCAGCCTACGCTGAGCAGATTCTAAAGGGTACATCACTGGACTCATTGGCATCAGCATACCGAACATCAATTGCAAATATTCTTGAGGTTGACCCAGACTCAGTAGACTACAATAACCCATTCCTTCGCCGTGCCCTACAGAATGTAGGACCAGATGGTAAGGCTATCGTCAAGCCAATCTGGCAGTTTGAAAAGGAACTCCGTAGTTCCAAAGAGTGGGAATACACAAACAATGCACGCGATACAATGGACACCCTATCGCTCAAAGTTCTTAGAGATTGGGGACTAGCATAATGGCACGTAGTTTTAGAGAGGCAGAAGAAGCATCTAATGCAGCTTACTACCTACAACAAGCTGGTGCAGACCAGCGTACAATTGATGCGCTAAAGTATGCTGCTCCAGAAGATATTCAAGCAGCACTAAATGCTGCTCAGGCAAAACAAGATGCAGATGCAGCTCTTGCTGTAGATAACGCTGCTAAAGCAGCTAAAGCAAAAGCAGATGCTGAAGAAGCAGCTCGTCTTGCAGCTCAAGGCAAGAACAATCTAACTCAGAGCCAGGACCCATCTGCTAATGATTCTTTGTTGCAGCAGATGATTGCTCAGCAGACTCGAGATGCAGCAGCAGCTGCACTAGCTAAGCAGCAGGCTCGTCAGTCTGCAATTGATGTAGTTACTGCACGCTTTGCTGCATATGGCCTTGGAACACTAGCCTCTAAGATTAAAGAGCTAGCAGTTGATGGTGCTACAGAAGCAACCATTACCCTTGGACTTCAGAGCACTGATGAGTATAAGACTCGCTTCAAAGCTAATGATGCTCGCATCAAGGCAGGACTTCAAGTCCTTCAACCAGCCGATTACCTTAACCTAGAAGACGGATACCGTCAGGTTCTACGCAGTTATGGCTTAACACAATTTTCGACCGACGACTATGTACAACAGTTTATTGCTAACGATGTATCGGCCAAGGAACTCTCTGATAGAGTTTCTATTGCGACACAACGTGTACAGAATGCTGACCCTGCAGTACTAAATCAACTTCAGTCATACTATGGTATCGGACCTAAAGATGCTGTTGCATATATCCTTGACCCTAATCAGCAGATTACAAAGATTCAGCGTCAGGTTGCTGCTGCTGAGATTGGTGTTGCTGCTGGAAATCAGGGACTACAATCTAATGTCGCTGTATCTGAGCAGCTTGCTGCGCAAGGTATTGACCAGGCTACAGCACAGAAGGGTTACGCAACTATTGCTGACTACCTCCCAACAGCTGAAAAGCTTAGCCAGATTTATGGACAGGTTGGTCAGTATGACCAATCAACTGCTGAGCAAGATGTATTCAATCAGCTTGCATCTGCACAACGTACACGTAAAAAACTTACTGATGCAGAAGCAGCTACATTCAATGCTTCTTCTGGCACAATCAAGGGTTCTCCGCCACATACATTCTCACAATCTGGCGCGTACTAAATAAATAAATTCCTGATGGATATACCAGCCCCATCAGCGTATAAGACTGGTAGCAAGAGCCAGACTGATTCCCCGATTGGAACCTGTGGCTTGCGAACTAACTAATAGAGAAGGGTGGGAGTTGCTATGAGCAACCAATACTGGGATGAAGAAGACGATGAACTCGATACAGATATCGAAACAACAAGCGGAGATGGAAGCGACCTCTTAAAGAAGTTGCGGAAAGCAAAGCGTAGTGACGAGAAGCGTATCAAGGAACTCACTGAGCAACTTGAGGGATTATCCAAGGCGCAGCGTGAGCGAACTGTCAAAGAAGTCCTAGAAAAAAAGGGTGTAAATCCTAAAGCAGTACGACTAATCCTCAAGGATATCGACGATGTATCTGAAGAGTCAGTTAATACCTGGCTAGAAGATAACGGAGATTTGTTCGGGATTATGCCTACACAGCAGGATGCACCACGAGTAGATGGAACAGACCTTGCGGCGCTACGCCAACAGGATGTTTTAACTCAGGGTGCAATAACACCTGATAGGGCAGAAGATATAAGTATGAGACTCGACCAAGCACAAAGCACGGAAGAGATTTATCAGATATTAGGACGCCCGATTTAACCAATCATAGTTTCTAACTACAAAAGGAAAATACCTTAAATGGCAAATGCATATACAACCACAGGCTCCTCCTCTCTTGGAGGAACAGTTGGTTCTGCAGGTTTAGTCCAGAAGGCATATGACCGACTTCTTGAGTTTGCACTTCGTGCAGAACCACTTATTCGTTCAGTAGCCGACAAGACACCTACAAACCAATCAATCCCAGGCTCAACAGTAGTGCTACAGCGCTACGTTGACCTATCAGCAGCTACATCAGCATTGTCAGAAGCAACTGACCCAGATGCAGTAGCGCTAGCAACACCTACAACTACAACAATCACACTTGCAGAATACGGTAACTCAGTTCTCGTAACACGCGCACTTGAATTGTTCTCACTTGCAGATGTTGACCCAGCAATTGCTAACATCATTGCATTCAACCTTGCAGATTCAATCGACCAGGTAGCAATGGAAACATTGCGTGCTGGTACAAACGTAATTTACGCAGGTTCAACAGCAACTTCTACAGCAACTGTTACAGCAGCAGCAACACTATCTTCTGCTAACATCCGCAAGGCTGTTGCTAAGTTGCGTGCTGGTAAGACAATTGCACGTAAGGGTTCACTCTACTGGTGTGGTATCCACCCAGAAGTTTCACACGACCTTCGTGCAGAGACAGGCTCA